TTAAAACACCTCTTTCTTTATAATAGTCTATACATTGGCTCATAAATAGTTTAGGAACTTCGAAATAGTCTGAAAGAACATCTATATTATCTAAACCGTTTTTTAAAGCAGAGACTAAATCCTCAATAGGAATTAAAACATTGTAAGCCCATTTCCTTGCACGGTATTCTTGTTTGGATATTAATTGTAAATCTGAACAACATACAGGGTAAGTTGCATCATAATAATAGTGTCCTAGTTCTTCTGCTAAAGTAGATTTCTCTTCATATTGAGATAAATTTTTACGTAAAACAATAGCATTGATCTTTTCAATATTAATAAACATACCAAAAACATCTGGTATGTTATAATTATATGTTTTAATGTTTTCTTTTTCAGTTAAATTATATAACTTATTTAAATTCATAGCTAGTTTTCTTTCTTTTTAAATTTTATTAAAGAGAGTCCAGAACAAAGACTAACAAAAGGAACAGCATAAACTAATATGTTATAAGGAAACAATCTCTTTTCTGATATTCCATTTGAAATTAATTCAATGCCGAAGCCATCATACATTCTTTTGCCAACTATATTTATAACGAAATTAGTTTGAAAAATAAAATAAATAGTAAACAAAATTAAGATAATTTCAAGTAGTTTACAAAAGGTTTTCATATTACTTTTTCTCCTTTCTATTATCTTGCATTATTGTTTCTACGATGGTTCTAATAGCTTCCTTCTGCTTTTCAGTAGGAGGGTTGTAATTTTCTTTTGTAAAACCTACCTTTGCTAAATCCAATAAATCATCATTATTAGGTTGTGGATTACGAATGTCAGATTTACCTAACAGATAATCAACAGACACACCAAAATGTTCAGCTAAAATTAAAGCTGTTTTAGTGTCCATAGCTCTTTTTTCGTTCTCATAATAGTTTATTGCAGGAACTGATACATTTAATAATTTAGCCAGGTCTTTTTGATATAATCCTTTTTCTTCTCTTAAAAATTTTATTCTATTCATAATTACCTCTATTAACATAAAATTAAATATATAAATATTATATAACTATTTGTTAAACCTGTAAAGGGGTTATAAAAAGTTTTTTTCTTACAGCCAGAGCAAGTTAACCAAAAGTTAAAAATATTTTTAAAAAAAGCATTGACAATTAACATAGAGTTATATATAATGACAACATAGAAATTAACAAACAGTTAAAAGGAGGACGAAAATGAAAAATAAAACAATGAAACAACTGAGAGAAGAGGCAGAATTAACCCAAGAACAAGTAGCTAATAGTACAAATACTACAGTCACTTTTATTTCATTACTTGAAAATGGAAAAAGAAATGCAAGCGACGAAATGAAAAAAAAATTGGCAAAACTTTATAATTGTGAAGTAATCGACATTTTTTTAGCATTACAATTAACGCAGAGTTAAAAAGGAGGACAAAATGGCAACTAATATATGTTCAACAAAAAGAGCAATTTGGAAACCAGTTAAATACTTTCAAGACTATTACGATTTAAGCAAAGCATTAGCATATAAAATTGTAGCAATGGAAGGATTTCCTAAGAAATATGTAGCAGAAAAAACAATAAGAGTAGACATGAGCAAAACAGACGAATTTATGGAAAAAATGTTTAATTGAAAGGAAGTGATCACAAATGAAAAAACATAAAATAAACAAAGCAAAATTAGCAATAAACATATTAAAGTTAGAATGTATAGCATTATTAGCATTTACATTTGACGTAATGTTTATAAGTTATTTATTGAAGTAATGTAAATAATTTGGAAATGGAGGTAAGGGATGGCAACATTAACAGTAATAATAGTGGCAATGTTATCAATCATATTATGGCATAAAAAGATAAATCCAGAAACAAGCTGGATTTATGGAGGATATGTATTGATTATAGTAACTATTTATCTATTTGCTGTGACAAGTCTTTAACAATTTTATTAATAGTGTGCCTATAGTTTTCTAAATCTTTTTTTAACTTATAAGATTCTAAATCTACAAAGTATTTGTCATTTACATTATTAAAATGAGTATAAAGATTATTTTTAGCAATATTATATTTAACCATATCAGTATAAGTTGAATCTATAAAAACCATAAAGCATTCAGTTACGAAATCATTTAAGGCGTTGCGCTGATTAGGATATGAAAGTTCAAGCTTTTTTGATTTGTATTTGAATAAATTGTCTATTATAGATACAACGGCAGGAGACAGAATTGCGGATATTGCAATAATTGCCATAATCCAATTCGGGTCCATAATAACACCTCGCTTTCGAGGTTATTATATAAAAATTAAAATAAAAAGTAAAGAAAGGAGTTGAGAAATATGTTAGAAAGAAGAATAAACAAAGCATTGAAGAAATCTTTAGATAAAGCAATAGAAGAAAATAAGTATTTAAGAAAAGCATTAAAAGAACAAATTGAAGATTCAATATTAACAATAAATGAAATACAAGATATACAAACAATAAAGATTTCTGAAGCAGAAAAAGATATGTTAAGAAATAGCATTATAAACAAAAAACGTACAGAGTTTGTGACAAAAATAATAGAGTTAGACGGTTCTGGAAAACATTCTAACTCATAAGAATTTAACATTACAAGTATAAATTCACTATATTTATTATATCAAAGAAAAGGTAGAAATGTCAATATGAGCTGTATTTTTAGAAGAGTAAGAACAAAAGATTATAAGAAATATTATTTCTGTAAAAAACTTAATTGCAAAGTAGAATTTGATCTTTGCAAAGAATGTGAATGTAAAGAGTATAAGAAATATAAGAAGCCTAATTATAAAAAACATAAAAGAACAAAAGCTACTGCAATACAAAAATATGTAAAAGAAGCGGTTTGGTATAGAGATAATAAGAGATGCATTTTTTGTGGTAAATTAGTGCCATTATTTTATGCAAATGCTCATTATATTCCACGTAGTGCTGGAGGACTGGGTATAGAAGAAAATATTTTTACAGCATGTGATCATTGTCATTCCGAACAAGATAATGGACTAAATACGGAAGAACATGATGAAAAAGCAGAAGCATACTTAAAAAGCAAATATCCTAATTGGGATAGAAGCAAATTAATATATGAAAAGAATACAAGAGAGGAGGAAATTTAAATGGCAGAATATAGACCAGTTTACACAATTTTTTGGGAGGACAGTAAGGTGTTAGACGATATGACTCCAGAAGATAGATATTTTATGCTATATCTATTGACAAACACACATACTAATATGGCAGGTTGCTATGAGATAAGTAAAAAAACAATAAGTGGTGAGACTGGATACAATATTGAAATAGTAGAAACTTTGCTAGAAAGATTTGAAAACATTCTTAAATTAGTAAAATATTCTAAAGAAACAAAAGAAATACTTGTTTTAAATTGGTATAAATACAATTGGACAAGCAGTGACAAAGTAAAAGTAAGAATAGAAGCGGACATAGAATCAATAAAATGTGATGAATTTAAAGAGTATTTAAATACCGTATGCATACCATATAAATACCCTATAGATACGGTATCAGACGAAGAGGAAACATACCCTATTGATACGGTATCTATACGGTATGCATATAACTAACTCTAACTCTAACTCTAACACAAACTCTAACTCAACTCAAAATAAAATAAATAAAGATGAATTAAATAAATTAATTCATCTAGTCGTGAATTATTTAAATCTAAAAACATCTAAAAATTTTAAAACATCTAGTAAAACAACTGTAAAGCATATAAAAGCTAGAGCCCTAGAAGGCTTTACATTTGATAATTTCAAAACAGTAATAGATACAAAGACAGCAGAATGGAAAAACAATAAAGAAATGTCTAAATATTTAAGACCAGAGACTCTGTTTGGAACAAAGTTTGAGGGATATTTAAATCAAAATTGTGAAGTTCAAAATAAAGAGCAAGAAGAAGCAGTAAACGAATATATGGAAATGAGTAGGAGGTTTGAAAATGGATAATTCTAATCTACACTCAGATGAAGCTGAAGTAAATGTTATAGCATCAATTCTAGTAATTCAAGACAATAGTAAATACATAAATAGTTTAGAAACTCAAGACTTTTACTCTAAAACTAACAAGGCAATATTTAGCTTAATGAAAGAGCTAAACGATAAAGATGAAACAGTAGATTTGCTAACTGTGAAAGAGCTAGGTGTAACAAAAAAATTTAATGGAATAAAGCTATTAGAAACAATGACAGATATGACAGATAAGCTAGTTTACGCAGGAAATATAGATAAATATATAAAAATACTTAAAAACTTAAGTGTTAAGAGAAAGATATTTAATACTGCAAAAAAAGTATGTGAAGAGATATCAGAAGTAGATCCAAATAAAGACGAAATTGAAGTAAAAAACGAAGTAGTTCAAAAGTTTTTAAATATAAAAACAAACAAGAAAAATAGTAATGCTGAAATGAAAGATGTAATGATAGAAACACTAAAAGACATAGATGATAAATATCAAAAAAGAGATGATTATAGTTTGAGAACAGGATATTTAGATTTAGACAAAATAATAGAAGGACTACATGAACAAGAATTAACTTTGTTAGGAGCAAGACCTGGTGTTGGTAAAACAGCATTTTCTTTGCAGATGGCAGAACACATAGCAAAAAAAGGGGTATATGTTTATTTTGTAAGTTTAGAGATGTCTCGAAAACAATTAGGAAATAGAATAATAGCAAGAGAAGCGGAAATTGATAGTCACGTGTTAAGAATGGGTTGGCTTACAGAAGAAAACTTTGCAAAGATAAACGAAGTGGCAGGAAATGTAGCAGATATAAAAATGTGTATAGATTCTGAGTCAACAACAATACAAGACATAGAAGATAAGGCAAATGAATTGAAACAAGAGAAGAATTTAGGACTAATGGTAATAGATTATTTGCAGCTACTAAAGAGTAGAAATAAATTTACAAACAGAGAACAAGAAGTAGCAGACATAAGCAGAAGATTAAAACTACTATCGAAAGAATTAAATATTCCAGTTGTAGCACTATGTCAGCTAAATAGAGAGACAGAAAAAAGAAGAAGGCCACTACTTGCAGATTTAAGAGAGAGTGGAAGCTTAGAGCAAGATGCAGACAATGTAATTTTCTTATATGTTGACGATGAAGAAAAAGTAAAGAATAGAGTAATAGATGTTGAAGTAATAGTTGCAAAACAAAGGAATGGACCAACTGGGATGGTAAAGATTCAATTTAATAAAAAACAGATGAAATTCGATAATGTAGGAGGATAAGATGAGGTATATAACAACACAAGAATTTTTAAAGTTAGATGATGCTAATAAAGCAAGAACACTTAAAGAGATAGCACAAGGAGAAGTAAGATTAAAAGAAGGTGATTTAAAAAATGGCAAAAGTAAGTGTAATAGAAACAAGAGTAAAAGAGGTATTAGAAAATAGCCCAGCAACAAGAGAAAATGACAATTTGCTATATGTTACATACTTAGAAGAATATCACTATGTAGATTTTAACAGACAGACATTTATAGATTATGAAAGATATGGACTACCGAGCTTTAAATCAATTGAAAGAACTAGAAGAAAAATACAAAACGAAGAAGGCAAATACAAAGCAAGTGAAGTTATAGAAGAGGGACGAAAAGAAGCGGAGAAACAATTTCAAGATTATTACAGGAGGTAAACAGTGGAAGAGGATCTAGATAAAATAAAACAACAAATAAATGATTTTGCTATCAAGTATGGAGTAAGATATATAGTTTTCAAGACAACTGAAACAAGGCTAGAAGATGGCAAAATTGTTGGAACAAATGTAGAGTCAGAGCTTATATATTAAAAATAAAGTGGAAGAGGTATAAACAATGAACGAATTTAAAGAAAGTTTAAAAGTAAGTAAAGAACAATTAGAGTATGAAGAATACAAAAGAAAAAGATTTGCAAAAGAAGTACACAAAGAAAAATGGGATAATGCAAGAAAAAGGTTAGAAGGAGAAGAAAGATGAATATAAAGAAATATGAAGAAGTAAAAATACTTCAAGACAAGACATTAAATGAAATAAAAAGAGATTTTAAAGCACAAACAATAATAACAGCAATATTAGTAATATTAGCGTTAATAATATGTTTTAAAGCATGGGACACAGCAGTAAAATATGAGGTTTTAAAGAAAGATAAACAAGCATTAGAAGATATAACAGAAATGCAAAGAAGTATGATAAGCGATTTAGAAGAAAATTGCAAAGACTTATACATAGAGATAGAAAATTTAAAATTTGGAGGGAATGAATGTTAATATTACCAATTAAAAAGAAATGGTTTGACATGATTGCAAGTGGCGAGAAGAAAGAAGAATATAGAGAAATAAAGCCATACTGGACTAAAAGGTTTGAAAATTATTATGAAATAGCAAAATTAAATATTGAACTAGAATGTCCAAATTTTAAAGAAATTTATTATAGGGTAGTATTTAGAAATGGATACGGAAACAATGCTCCACAAATGACTTGTGTGTGTAAATTAAGAGTAGGACAAGGCAAAGAAGAATGGGGAGCTGAGAAAGGTAAAGAATATTATGTATTAGAAATATTAGAGATAGTAGGAGGAGAATGAAAATGGCGATAAAAAATTACACAACAACAATAAATGTGAATAAGACAATAGAAGAAATACAGGGAATTTTAAGTAAACACGGAGCTACAGCGATCATGACAGAATACGACAATGGAAATGTGACAGGATTAAGTTTTAAAATTATGACTCCTAGAGGAGAACTAGGCATAAGATTACCTTCAAATACAGATAGAGTATTACAAGTTTTAAAAAAACAAAAAAAGAACAATACTAAAGTCAAAAATACTTTTGAACAAGCGAATAAAGTGGCGTGGCGAATTATAAAAGACTGGATAGATGCACAAATGGCGATATTAGAAACAGAAATGGTTGAAATGGAAGAGATATTTTTACCATACATGATAAATAATGATGGACAAACATTATATCAAGCATTTAAAAATAATCAATTAATGTTAGGAGAGTAGCTATGGGAAATATGATAGAAGTAGGAGAGTATGTAAGAACTACAGATGGTAAGATAGGAACTTTTGTAAGATATAGCTCAAGAAAAGCTGAGAGTCTTTATAAAAGCCCAGCCGATTGTTTTATAAAATTAGGTGGCAGAAAATCAAATCTACAATGTTTTAGGGATTATATAGTAAAACATAGCAAACAACTAATAGACTTAATCGAAATTGGAGATATTGTAAATGGATACAAAGTATCTGATAAAAACGGTACATTACTATGTACAAATATTAAAGGAATAGATAGAAGCGGTTATCATATACCAATATCTCAATATGGAGACGGAATAGAAACAATACTAACAAAAGAACAATATCAAGCTAATTGCTATAAAGTAGGAGGAGAAGAATGTTAATATTACCAATTAAAAAGAAATGGTTTGACATGATAAAAAGTGGCGAGAAGAAGGAAGAATATAGAGAATTTAAAAAATACTACCATACTAGATTTAAAAAGATATTTGGATTAAATTACAAAGATAAAACAGCAGAGATAATATTTAGAAATGGTTACTCTAAAATGTCTCCAAAAATAAAGTGCAGATGTAAATTAAGAGTAGGACAAGGCAAAGAAGAATGGAGCTGAGAAAGGTAAAGAATATTATGTATTAGAAATATTAAAGATAGTAGGAGGAGAAGATGAGTAGAAACAATACAATTAAAGGTTTAATAGAAAGTTGTATAGATAGTCGTGATGTAAATATTGAAAAAGCAGAAGATGGAGAAAGAGCATTTAAAGAAAATAATATTTATGTAAAAGGAAAAAGTGGAGAATTTGAAAGATATACTTTAGTTGAATGTTTACCTAGAGGAACAAAATTTGTAGTATTAATTAATGAAAGCAGTTCAAACGAAACAGGAGATTTTAGTTGGTATTTTTGTATTATGATTAAATATCATGATTTATATATTAGCTTACATGATAGAGGCTAGGAGGAGAATAGATATGTTAAAAATAAGAGATGATGTAGATTTAAAAGAACTTGAAAAGTTTGGATTTATGGAATCAGTAATGTATGCAAGAGGCACACAAAAAGCATATATTCAAAATGTAACTTTTGGAAGAATTGTAATATTTGAAGATGACAGAGATATATACATAGAACCTGTTGAAGATTGTGTTAGATACAGTGATGAATTATGTGTAATATACGATTTAATCAAAGCAGATTTAGTAGTAAAGGAGTAAATATGGAAGAGAAAATAGAGAAATTAAAATTTGTTAAATTACCAATAGATGAAGAAACAGGCAAAGAACAAAAAGAGTTTGAAGAAATGTTAGGACACATATATATTGCTTATTATAGTGAATTTGGAAAAGGGTATGTAATATTAGGGACAAATTCAAAAGAGGCAAGTAGAGCTTTTGATAATACGATTTATAAAACATTAATATCAGCAGGTGAAGATAAAGAATTTGCAAGAGCTTGTGCATACGAAGGGGAAGATTCAGGAATGTGCTTATACATACCTAAAGAATGTTTTGAAAGAGCAAAGGAGTAATATTATGTGTGAATACTGTGGAAAAATAATAAATAATAAAAAAATATTAGATATAGACAATGAAGAAGAAACACATATGGAAATTATTAATCAAAAAAAGTCTTGGGGATATATGTTATATGTTGAAATAGAAGGACAAGACAATGATGGATATAAACCAAGTCAGTTTTTTCAAATAAATTATTGCCCAATGTGTGGAAGAAGGCTATGAGAGGAGTAAATAAGATATGAATAAGATAGATAAATTAAAAATATTTTTACAAGAAAATTATCCTAACGAACAGGCATTTAATACAAGAAACTGGATAGGTGACAATATGGGAACAGTATATGATGAAGATGGAATAATAGTTGATTATTGTTATGATTATGAATATATAGAAATATTTGGTTTAACAGATGTAGAATTTGAAGATTTAATTGATGATTATGGAATGTTAAAAAAATTTAATATTGGAGAGGAGTGATACATAGTGAAAGAGAATAGTAGAGAAGAAGATATAGCATTAATAGAAAAAAGTTTATGCGATAAAGATACAATAATACAATATCATTATTGGGTAGGAACAGATTTTTTAAATGCAGTAGAAAGAATAGTTGCAGATTATAAAAGAGTATTAAAAGAGAATGAAGAATTAAAGAATAACACAAGAAAAAATGAAAATGAGTTAGAATTTGATATTGATTGTGATTGGATTGCTTTACAAAAAATGTTAGACGAATCTGAAAAAAGCAATGAATATATATCATACAAGAATGAAAAATGGATAAAAGAAAAGTATTGTATTCCAATTCAAAAAGTAAAAGACAAGATAGAAGAATTAAAAAAGAAAGTAGAAGAGCTGACAGACGAGAAAGGTTATTGGGGTGGCAGTGATTTATTAGAACAGATAAAAGTTTTACAAGAATTATTAGAAAAGGAGCAATAATATGAACGAAGAAGAAAAGAAAGCAATTGAATATAGTAAAAATTGTTTAATGAAAATAACTTTGGGAATAGATTGTGAATTTGATGTAAATATATTGGACACACTTTTAAATACTATTAAAAAACTACAGAAAGAGAATGAAGACATAACACAACAAAGAGATTATTATAAAGCAAGATACAATGAATTAAGTAAAATAGTAGATTCAATGACAAAACATATTTATATATTAGGAGATTATGCATGTTTATATGAAGAGTGTGACGACAATATGGACAGAGAATGTGAAGACTGCATAAAAGAATATTTTTATAAGAAAGTAAAGGAGACAAAAGATAATGGAAGTACCAGAAACATTTAGAGGTATGAAAAAAGTAAAAGAGTACTCTAATCACGTACTATATGAAAAGACATTAGTAGATAAATGGGGAGAAGAACATACAGTAAAAGAATGTATTACATATTATGATCTAGGATTTACAACTAAACAAATAAGAGATAAAAAAATAAATGCATCTATGCATTTATAAACGAAGGAGGAATTATGGATAAAGAATTATTAAGTCAAATAAATTCTACTAGAAAAGAAATAGAAGAATTAAGAGAAAAAATAGACAAGATTAATAATAAACCTGCGAAAATAGTAATAGACAGCGTGAAGGGGAGCAGTGCTAGTTATCCATACATATCACACAATTGTGTAATTGAAGGATTAGACAATAAAAAGACAATTGCAAATAAAAAGAGTAGAAATAAATATAAAAAACAAATAAAGAATAAAGAGTTTAAGTTAATGAAATTAATAACTAATCTAGAATACGAACTAAATAATGTTGAAGATAGTGAAATAAGAAGAATAATAAGACATAAATATGAAGAAAATTTAAATTGGATACAAATTATGTTTAAGATGAACTATAATTCAGAAAGCAAAGCTAGGATGAAACTTGAAAGATTTTTGAAAGACTTACAGCCATAAAAGGTTGTAAGTCTTTTTAAAAATTTTAAAATAATTTAAAAAAAGTATTGACATACTCGTACGAGAGAGATATAATAAAAAAGCAAGGAGTTGATGGTATGTCTAGAGATATAAAGAAAGAATACAAGTGGTCTAAAAATAAATATACAAGAATTTTGGGGGATATAGATAAAGAGCTTGGAGAAGAGTTAAAAGAAAAATTAAAAAATGAAGGAAAGTCTATTGCCAGCTGGATTACAGAGAATGCAAAAAAATATTTAAAAAAAACATAAAAAAGTATTGACATACTCGTACGAGTGTGGTAAAATGTAATCAGTTGAGAGAGATAAGACTAGATCAAATGACTAGCACTCTAAAGGAGAGAAAAGAAATGAACAGGTTTGAAATTGTTGAAAAAATGTTTAAAAAATTTAATGTTGTGATTGATGGTAAAGAAATTTGGAAGTTGATTGAAGATGATGTAAATTCTACTGGGAAAATGGACGGAGTTCATTCGATTGAACTAGGCAAATTGGGAAATGATAGAGATTTATATTTTGCAGAAGTTGAAATTAAAATGGATTATTCAGAGGAAGACGATATTTATTCTACTAATATTTCGCTTTTATCTATTGAGAATGGTAATAAAATTATTCATCCAGAAGATATCAAATTTTAAATAATTAGAAAAAAATATAAAATGTGCGTTTTGTGCGTTTTAAAAATGATAAAATTGTATCAAGTAAAAGAGTAGCTGTTTGAAAAGACATGCCCAGAGCTACAAATAAGGACTAGAAGTATCTAGTTCTTTTTTTATTGCAATTAACGATACTAGATAAGTTAATATAAAGTTCTATTGATAGGACCTCCTTTCTAAATAAATATATTATATAAGTTTTGAAGCAATTCTAGTTAAGTTTAAAAAAAGTATTGACAAAGTAGACATAAAGTGGTAATATTAAATAGCAAATTCGTTTTGCAAAAATAACATAGCATTGTAATGCTAGGAGGTATCATTATGAGCAAGTGGGACGGAAGGTATTCGACATCGCGTGAGGGTTCACAGTCTCTTGAAGACGATATCCTGGATGCTGGCAGAGGTAAGTTCACCTACGAGACCAGCACAGGAGGAACTGTCAGAGAGACAGAAACTCGAATCGATGTATACGGTCCGAGCGACTCGAGCAAGGGTCATTCTCATGACTGGTACAATGGAGACACTAATGAACACGGTCATCACGACTAATTCTTAGGCAAAGGGAGCAACCAAATGGTTGCTCTTTTTGCATGGAAAAATCTTTTATAGAGCTACTTTGTAAATTATAGGGTGGCTCTATTTTTCTAAATAAAATAGTATGTAGTGATATGTTAAAGTTATATAAGACCATACAAAGGCAGGAAGTATGTATGGCGTTAACTTATTTCCTGCATATATCATTACATAGTGTTTTATTAATAAAACAAAGGAATAAAAGGAAATGGTAAGTGAATTATGTCTAAAATACAAATGCAAAGAGTGTCCAGAACAAGTAAAATGCTGCGGTTGCGAACATAATTACATATTAATAAAAAAAGAAACAGCAAGTAATCTATATAAATGTACAAAATGTGGAAACAAATTAAGACTTAACAAAAACAATACATGCTGTGAATGTATAAACTCATGTAAAAACAAAGTACAAAGTGTAATAGATAAAGAGAATGGAATATATAAAAAGTGTAGTGGATTTGAAAAAGAGAAGGAAGACAAACTATAAAATTTAAGAATAATGCAAATTATGACAAAATTTGACACAAGAAAAATGCTATAATATAATTGTCTAAAAAAGGAGATGATTATATGGCAAACTACACAACTATAACGAGTGACAAATCTAAAGTAAAAGCTTTGGGATTATGTTGCTTAGGATTTGTAGGACTTGGAGGAATACATGATTTTTATTTAGGAAATTATGGAAAAGGAATTGTTAAGATTTGCACTGCAAATTGGTTTTTGATAGGAACGATAGCAGACTTAATTAAAATAGCTTCAGGAGGCTATAGAGATAACTCTGGACAGCCATTAAGACAATAAAAACTTATAAGATATGAAGAGAGCACTTTAATAAGTGCTTTTTTATTTTGCTAAAAGGAGAAAGAAAAATGATTAAAATATTATTAATAATTATATTAAGTCCAGTTGCTATATTTTGTGGAATGTTGAGTATAGCAATTATGTGGGCAATACTTAATAAGATCAAAGAAAAAGTAATGAATTGTTCAAAAACAACAAACAACATATCAAACAACAGAGATGATAAGAAATGCTAAAAACATGCAAATATTGTGGAATAGTACCATACAATCATGTGTGCCCATGCAAACCTAAAACAGAAAAAAAGACAACAGAGATAGATAGATTTAGATGGACAAAAGCATGGCAAAAGAAAAGAGAAGAGATTAAACAAAGAGATTTGTATTTGTGCCAAATATGTATTAGAGAATTATATAATACAAAAAATAAATATAATATGAACAACTTATCGGTGCATCATAACATACCGATAGACGAAGATTATAACAAAAGATTAGACAATAATAATCTTTTGACAGTATGTAGCGTACATCACGAAATGTGCGAGAGCGGAGAGATACCAAGAGAAATAGTACAGGAAATAATAGATGAGCAGGAGAAAGAAGATTGAATAGAATTGTTGGAGTATACAAAGCAGAAATATATGAATATGAAAATGGAGATATAAAAATAGCTTATGAATGCGATAAAGATAACAACTACGAATGTAATAAAAGAAATTGCAAGAAGGATTGCTGCACACATACATTCGACAAAAGATTTGCCAAAAGTGAAATGAGAAAGGAAAATAAAATTGAATTATAAAGATATTAGTATAGAAACAGCTGAGAAATTATATAGGCAGAATAAAATTATATTTCTATGTGATGGTGACAGTAATAAGATAACAATAGAATACAACGAATACACAAAAGAAATAATAGAAACTTTGGAAAGAGTTTTTAAAAAAATAGTTGAGACAGTAGAAACTGTAAGTCTATGTATCGTTAAAACATTTCGAGCTACATGGAAATACATAAGAAAATTACTAGAGAAGAAGATAAGTAAGAAAAAATTTATAAAATTATTACAAAGCAGAGGAATGCAAAGAAATCAAATCAATGCTATAGTATACAACAATAAAGATAAGTATACAGTACTTAGATATATAACAACTATCCCCCCTACCATAGTAAACAAAAAAATTAGAAGCGGGAACACCTACCTGCACCCCTTCGCTTAAAAAAAACTCCCACATCAAGAGAAAGGAGATAACATAACATGCCAACACCAACAAAACCATTTGTAGTTCTTACTTCAGAAAAGAAAAGTCATAGAACCAAAGCAGAATTAAAAGCCAGAAAAGAAGGCGAAGAAGCATTAAAAAGTAATGAAAAAATAAAACCAAAAAAAGAAGTAAAAAAGAACAAAATCGCACATAAAGAATTTAAAAGAATAGTAAGTTTACTAGAAAATATAGATAAGGCAGATGCATTATATGAAAACGTAATTAATCGTTATGCATTGTTATATGCTGAATGCTATGAGTTTGAAGAAAAAAGAGAGGAATTTTTTGAAAAACTAGAAGAGGCAGAAAGTGATTTAGATTTAGAAGATGAATGTTCTTCAAAAAGGGAGTATTACAGCATAATAAATTCTTTAGAAAAAAATATTATTGATTTGGACAAACAAATTCAAAATAAAAGAAGATTAATGTTTGATATAGAAAAAGAAAACATCATGACAATAGCTTCACAATTAAGAAGTATTCCTAAAAAAACAGATAAAAATGAAAGCGATCTTCTTAAAGTGTTAAGAGGTGAGGCATAATGCTTTTAGAACAAGCAAAAAAATATGCTGAAGATTGCATTTCTGGCAAAGAAATTACTACATTTGAAGTAAAAACGCAATGTGAATGGTTCTTAGAGGATTTAGAAAAGCAGAAGAACGAAAGTTATCCATACTATTTTGATGAAAAACAAATAAAAATAATAGAAGGAGTTTTAAGATTACTAAATTATGCGACAGGATTAAACAATATTGTAGGAAAAAATATATTAGAAGGTTTGGAAAATTTCCAGGCTTTTTTTATTGCAAATATTTTTGGATGGAGATATAAAACAGACTCTAAAAAATATAGATATAGAGAAGTTATTTTATTTATAGCAAGGAAAAATACAAAAACATTTCTAGCAGCATTAATTTTCATAATATTAATGCTAACAGAAAGCGAATATAGTGAGTTTTATTCGATATGTTTAGATAGAGATTTAGCAGGTGAAGTAAAAAAGGCTATTGCACAAATATTAAACGTTAGCCCATCAGTCAGAGATTATTTTAATATTCCAAAAACATTAAGTGGAAGGCTTGAATGCACTTTAACACATAGCTTTTATCAGCCACGTACTGCAGAGGCAAACAGAAACAATTCGATAAAACCGTCAGCTTTTATTGCGGATGAATATGGTGCAATGAAAGATAACTCAAATGTTGGAGCAATGAAAACTGGACAATTAAGTGTTAAAAATCCACTAATGTTCAAGTTGACAACAGCTTATGCAGAAGACAAATCTATTATGCTTGATGAGCTAGAGTATTTAAAAAAGATATATAAAGGATTAGAAACAGACGACAGATTGTTTGCATTAGTATATTATGCAAGTGAAGAGCATTTGTGGGATGATGTAGGGTTACAGATGGCGAATCCTTTAAGAGTAGAAGAAAATTACGAAGAAATACGAGACAATAGAAAAAAAGCACTAGCAAAACCAAGTGAAAGAGAAGAATATTTAACAAAGAACATGAATTATTTTGTTCCGAGCAACAGTGGAGAGGCTTATATTGAATTGGACAAACTTAGACAATGTAGAAATATAAGAGGAACATTCGACTGGAGAAACAGAGATGTATATTTAGGTCTGGATTTAGCTATGTCGAATGATAATACTTCTGTTTCAATGGTAACGCTTGAAGATGATGTAATATTTGCTAAAAGTTGGGCTTTTATTCCAAAAGAAAAAATAGAAGAAAAAAACAAAAAAGAAAGAACTGACTACAAGAGATTCATTGAGGATGGAAGTTGCTTTGCTTGTGGAAATCAAATAATTTCTTATGAATTTGTCGAAGATTTTATAATGAATATAGAAAAAGAGTATGGAGTTAACATTGTGCAAATCGGATATGATAGATACAACTGTATTTCAACAGCTAATAAATTAGAAACTGCAGGTTATGAATGCGTTGAAGTAAAGCAACACTCAAGTGTGTTACACCAGCCTACTAAATGGTTACAAGAAAGTATACTACAAAAGAAATTTAGCTATGACGGAGATAGGTTATATGAAATTAATTTTCAAAATGCAAGATGCACAGAAGACACAAATTTGAACAAATATGTTAATAAGAAAAAATCAAATGGAAAAGTGGATATGGTTGTAAGCACAATTATAGCCACTTATTTATTGCAACAGGCATCACTTAATGATGGATTTGTAGTTCAAAGCTTTTAAGGAGGTGATAATGTGAAAATATTTAATATATTAAAAAAAACAATAAAAGATGAAAGTATAACTGATGAAACAACAATTGATGATGTCTTATTAAAAGCCCTTATTGGTGGAGAAGATATTACTAGAAAAAAAGCATTAGACATTCCAATTGTTAATAGTTGTGTAGGATTGATATGTGATACTTTTGCAACTATACCAATCAAGCTATATAAAAAAACAAAAAGTAATGGAGCAATAAAAGCTGAAGAAGTAACTGATGAAAGAGTAAAAATAATAAATAGTGATACAAAAGATACTTTAGATGGTTTTCAATTTAAAAGAGCTATTTGCGAAGATTATTTGCTAGGAAAAGGTGGCTATGCATTTATAAAGAGAAGTCGAAACAAATTCACAGGGTTAAATTATGTAGAAGAACAATATGTAACAATACTTAAAAATGTAGATAAAATAGACAAATATTTTAAAATATTTGTAGATGGAAAAGAGTATGATAGCTACCAGTTCATAAAATTATTACGAAACACAAAAGACGGAGCTACAGGAGATGGAATGGTTAGCAGTATCAATAAATCGCTTCAATCTGCATATCAAAGAATATTACTTGAAAATGACTTAATGAAAACTTGCGGAAATAAAAAAGGATTTTTAAGGGCAATAAAACATTTAGATGAAAAGGCAATGGAAAAATTAAAAAGAGCGTGGAATGATTATTATGATGGAAATGCTAGTTGTATTATTTTGAATGACGGAATGGAATTTAAAGAAGCATCTAACACTTCTGTTGAAAATCAATTAGATGAAAAAACAAAAACTTTTGCTGACGAAATTAAAGATTTATTTCGCATTAGAAGCAAATATGATGATTACATAAAAGAAGCGATAATTCCGATTACGACAGCCTTTTGCACATCTCTAAATAGAGATTTTCTACTCGAATCTGAAAAAGAAAACTATTATTTTGCACCAGATTTAAATGAATTATTAAAAGGAAGCTTAAATGAAAGATATGAAGCTTATAAAACAGCAATCGAAATGGGAGTATTATCTAGAAATGAAGTTAGATACAAAGAAAACTTGAATAAAGTTAATGGATTAGATACTTACAGCTTCAGTTTAGGCGATGTATTATTAGATCCTCAAACAGGCAATATTTATACACCTAATACAGATAGTACAAAAAAAGCAGGAGGAGGTGAGAATAAAATTGAAAAATAGATTTTATGAAATAAAGAATATAATACCAAATGTATGTGCTGATTTATACATATATGGCGAAATAGTGACAGATGATGTGGATTGGTGGACTGGCGAAAAAGATAAAAATTTAATTGGATTACAAAGTTTTAAAGAAGAACTTGATAATTTAGGAACGATATCTGACTTAAATATTTATATGAATACACCTGGCGGAGAAGTTTTTGTTGCAACTACAATATGTAGTATGTTACAAAGATTAAAAGACGCTGGGACAAAAATTCATACATACGTTGATGGATTATGTGCAAGCGCAGGAACATTTATTTTGATGATGGGCGATGATATAAACATATATGAAAATTCAGTAGTAATGATACACAAGCCAATCAGCTGTTGTTATGGAAATGCTTTGGATTTTCAAAAAGGCATAGATGTTTTGAACACAATAGAAAATAGCACAATGATACCGCTTTATATGAAAAAAGCAAAAGTTGATGAAGAAAAAGTAAAAGAATTAATCAATGCAGAAAGTTGGCTTGGAGCAGAAGAGACAGATAAAACATTTGATGTTAATTTAATAAAAGAACAGAAACAAGTTGCAGCATGTGCTTCAGAATTATTTAAGAAATACAAGAATGTTCCTAAACAATTAAGGAATGTGACAGAAAAGCCAAAATTTGACTATTCAGATTTTGAAAAAAGATTATTTAGTATAAAAAAATAACAAAACAACTATATTCTAGTTGTTTTTTATTTTATAAGAAATTAAAAAAAGGAAGGTAAAAAATATGAACGAAAAAGCATTAAAAGAAAGAAGAAATGAATTACAAGATAAAATGGAAAACATTTTAAACTTGGCAAAAGAAGAAGAAAGAGAAATGAACGATGAAGAAATCGAAAATTTCGACAAAATGGAAAAAGAAATAAAAAATATTGATGAAACTTTAGCAAGAGCTGAAAGAATTGCAAAAATAGGAAGAATGGAAGTAACAGATAAAGGATTAACAGAAGAAGAAAGAGATATTAAGAACTTTGCAGCTTATATTAGAGCACAAGCAGGGAAGATTCAAAATGCGGAAACTCAATTGACTAAAGGAGACAATGGAGCAGTTATACCTAAAACTATTGTACAAAAAATTATAGAAAAAGTCGAAGATATATGTCCAATTTATCAATTGTCAACAAAATATCCAATAGGAGGAACAATAAGCATACCTAAAGAAGACGAAAGCTCTGATGCTATAACAGTAGCTTATGCAACTGAATTTACTGATTTAACAAGTCATTCGGCAAAAACAGGTAGTATAGAACTAACTGGATTCTTATATGGAGCATTAACAAAAATTTCAAAATCTTTGTTAAAAAATTCAGATTTTAAATTAACTGAATACGTTATAAATAAAATGTCTAAAAAAATTGCAAAATTTTTAGAAGGAGAATTATTAAATGGAACAACAAGCAAAGTTTCAGGGGTTGTGGGTTCTTACGATTCAACAAACATGAAAGTTGTTCTTGCAAAAAAATCATCAATAACTGCAGATGAATTAATAGATATACAAGAGTTAGTTCCTGATGTTTATGCAACAGATGCAATTTGGGTAATGAATACAGCAACAAGAAAAATAATAAGAAAACTTAAAGATGGACAAGGAAATTATTTATTAGAAAAAGATTCGACAGCTAGATGGAATTATAAATTGATGGGAAATGATGTTTATTGTTCTGATAATTTAAAACCTTTAGGAACTGCATCAACACCTGTAGTAATGTTTGGAGATTTTTCTGGATTAGCAGTAAAAGAATCTGAACAATCTGAGATTCAAATTTTAAATGAATTATATGCTGCTCAACATGCAATTGGCGTTGTTGTATGGGGAGAAATAGATGCAAAAGTAGAAGATACACAAAAAATAGCAGTAGCTGTGTCAGGAGCAGCAGACACAGAAGGCAAATAACTTCCTAAGAAGGAGGACGAGCTATGAAAGCAAGTGAGATAACTGCAAATGAAATTGCTAATTATTTAAGATTAGAAAGTGTAGACGAGTCTTTAAAAAAAGACTTGTCTACATTGTTAGAAGTAGCCATAAACTATATTGAAAATTATACTGGTATATCAAGAAAAAAAGAGGGAGAAGATCAAGAAGAAACACTTGACACTTATTCTGATTTTGTAATAGTTATTTATATTCTTTGTCAAGATATGTATGATAATAGATGTCTATATGTTGACAAAACAAATACAAATAAAACAGTACAAACGATTTTAGATATGCATACGAGGAATAATTTATGATAAATGCAGGAGATTATAATAAAAAAATAAAAATATTCGCTTTTAAAAAAGAAGAAGACGGAGAAGGATTCAAAGAAAAGGCTGAAGAAGAAATTATTTTAGAGCCCTACGCAAAAATTAAGACTACAAAAGGTTTTACATTGATAGCTAACAATACGGACTTTGAAAAAGCTTATACAAATTTTACTATTAGATATTCTAAAAAAGTTGAAGAAACTTACTATAAATTAAATAGAAAAATAAATATTGAATATAAAGGAAAAACATATACAATAGAATATCTAAATAATGTAGATGAGGCAAACGTAGAACTTGAAATGCAATGTAAGAGAGTAACAAAATAATGGCAAATTTTGAAGAAGAATTACCAAGAGAGCTAATTAAACAATTCGAAGGGCTTGAAGACAATGCAACAGAAATGATGAAAGAAATGACGAAAGTTGGAGCAGATATAGTATACAAGAACGTTAAGTCTAACATGAAAAAATCATTTAAAACAACAAAAGCACTAGAAAAAGGTCTAAGAATTACAAAAGTTTATCGCACATCTAATGATGAAATAGCAAGTAAAATTGCTTTTTACGGATACGATAAAGAAAAAAAGAGCAAACAATATCCGAACGGTGTGCCAATTCCACTAATTGCTTTAGCAAGAGAATATGGAACTAGTTCTGGAGAAAAAAAGAAGCCTTTTTTTAGAAAATCATTTAAAAAAAAGGAAATCGAGGATGCAATGTTAAAAATACAAGAAAAATATCTGCCGAAGGAGTAAAAAATGAATGAAGAATTAAAAAAAATATTTTCAAAATTAGAAGTGAATAAAAATCTCATAGAAACAGCACATATAGAGTACACAGGGAAAAGCAAAACTTATGCAGTATGGACTTTGTTAGAAGAAGAACCAGAACTAAGCGGAGATGACGAAGAATTATATACAAAGACACCAGTAGACATAGATATTTATAGCGATGGCAATTATTTAGCAATAATGAAAGAAATAAAAAAAATAATGAAAGAAAACGAATGGATTTGGACAGGTGACAGTGAAGAAATGTATGAAAAAGATACAGGACTATATCATCGAACAGTTACATTCGAGAAAGAAGGTATAATAAATGGCTAGTATAGGTTTAAAAAAAGGAAAATATAATAAAATAGACGCAACAACAAAGAAATATAAGACTCTTACGGATTCACAAGTGCCAACTCTACCTAAAATGGTAGAAAGTAAATTTTCGCCAGAATATAATTCTGCTGAACTTTATGGGGATGATGCGCTTGCAGAAAGTGATTACAGTTTCAAAAAAGGCACTTTGTCAATTGTAGTTACTGATGATAAAGATACTGTTTGTGCTGAGTTGTTGGGAAACGATGTATCAGAAGAAGATGAAGTAACTTCAACTGTAAATGATACTGCACCAGAGTGTGGATTTGGACACATTGTTCCTAAAATAATAGATGGCGTAAAAAAATGGAAAGTAGAGTTTTTCCCAAGAGTAAAATTCACAAAAATAACAACAGACAGAAAGACAAGAGGAGAGAGTGTTGAATTTGCTACTACTAATATAGAAGCAACAGTATTTCCTCTGTCAGAAGAAATGAATGGTTTTTCGGCAGGAACTTGGGAAAAACACAAAACTTTAGACACAGAAGCAGCAGCAATACAATATCTAGACACACTTTTAACACCAGCAACTAACTAGGAGGGAAAAACATGAAAGTAAGATGTAAAACTCAATGTCAGAAAGATAGAAAGATACTGTTTAAAGTCAATGAAGAATATGACATAGATAAAGAAATGTATCAAAAGAATAAAGAATTTTTTGAAAAAATAAAAGAAAATAATAAGGAATAGGCTTGGCGTACTATTCCTTATTTAATAGGAGGATAAAGCTATGAAAGATGTAATATCTCATTTCACGGTAAATGAAAAAACATACCCATTAGCATTCACTTTAAACGTTTTAGAAGAAATACAAGAAGAATATGGTTCTTATGAAGAGTGGGGAAGATTAACAGACAGTAAAGAAAAGGAAGTTAATATAAAGGCTTTGAAATTTGGAATTAAGGCGATGATTAACGAAGGAATAGATATTGAAAATGAAAACAAAGAAGAAAAACAAGCATTTGTAGATAGCAAACTTGTAGGAAGAATAATTACAGACTTAGGCTTAAAAGAAATAGCAGAAAAAGCAAACGAAGTAGTAATAAATTCTACTAAAGTAGAAGACACACAAAAAAACGCGTAATCCACGAGGAAGAAAATTACAAAATTGATTTCTCGTGGATTTTGTTTATTGGACATTGCTTATTAGGATTCTCTCGAAAGGAAGTAGGGCGAATGACATTAAGCAAATTATTAAAATTATATAAACACTATAAAATAAATTATGATTTTCAGTTATCAAAAAAAAGATATAGTGAATTAGAAGAGGAAATTGCACACGAAGGCGAATGGCTTTCAGATTAGGAGCTCAAAATGGAAAAAATAAAATGTCCACAATGTGGATTAACGTTAATTTTTGCGAATTATATTGATGCAGAAATTAAGTGTAATAGATGTAAACAAATAATTAGAATACAAAAAGAAAAGAGCGAGGAACACGCACAAGTAAACAATGTGAAGTAGTTACCCAAAGCCTTTCTTTATTTTATAGATAAAGAAGGTGAATATGTTGGGAAAAAGTTTTGGTGGATCTGTGAAGCTCTCTGGAGAAAGTGAATATAGAAAGGCACTTAGAGATATAACAAGTTCTCTAAAAGAAGTTTCTAGTGAATTAAAGCTTACAAACATTCAATTTACAAATGGAGAAAAGACTGTAAAAGAAACAAAAACAAGTTATGATAGTGCAAATAACACAATTAAAGAGCAAAGAGAAAAAGTTAATGAATTACGAGAAACTTTAAAACAAGCAGAAAAGCAATATGGCTCTAACAATGAAAAAGTAAAATTGTTTAAAACACAATTAAATAATGCAGAGTCACAATTGGCTTCAATGGAAGAACAAACAGATAAGAGTACAAAAGAAATAAAAGAAATGAAAAAAGGTTTCGATGATGCTGGAAGCGGAGCCTTGAAATTTGGAGATATCTTAAAAGCAAATGTTTTAAGTGAAGCAATAGTTTCAGGAATTAAAAAATTAGGCAGTGTAGTCAAAGAAGTGGGTTCTGCGTTTATAAAAATTGGAAAACAAGCATTAGATAGCTATGCTGACTATGAGCAACTTGTAGGTGGTGTTGAAACTTTATTTAAAGACAATGCAAGTACAGTAGAAAACTATGCAAATAATGCATATAAAACGGCAGGACTTTCAGCAAATGAATATATGGAGACTGTAACAGCTTTTTCTGCTAGTTTATTACAAAGTTTGAATGGAGACACAGCAAAATCAGCAGAAGTTGCAGATATGGCAATCACAGATATGGCAGATAATGCAAACAAAATGGGTACTTCTATGGATATGATACAAAATGCATATCAAGGATTTGCAAAGCAGAATTATACTATGTTAGACAACCTTAAATTAGGTTATGGTGGTACTAAGAGTGAAATGGAAAGGCTTCTTGCTGATGCACAAAAAATTTCAGGAGTGAAATATGATATTAGTAATTTAAATGATGTTTATCAGGCAATACATGTAATTCAGGGAGAATTAGGAATAACTGGAACAACTGCTAAAGAAGCAAGCACAACGATTCAAGGTTCTGTTTCTGCAATGAAATCAGCTTGGCAAAACATGCTAACTGGGATTGCAGACGATAATGCAGATTTTGATGGATTAGTAAATAATCTTGTTGAAAGTATTGGAACTGCAGCAGAGAATATAATGCCACGAGTTCAAATCATTATAGATGGAGTAATTGCTTTAGTTGGTCAATTGGGTGAAAAAATAGTGGAGCATCTTCCAGAAATACTAGAAACGTGTTCAAATATATTTACACAAATAATTGACAGCATAGGAACTTTTGCTCCACAAATAGGTGTAGCAGCTTTTCAAATAGTAAATGCATTAATAACTGGAATTGCATCTAATTTGCCAGCTATTTTAGAGGCAGGAATAGAGTTGCTAGTTGAATTAATAAATGGAATTTCACAGACATTGCCACAGCTAATTCCAGTTATGGTTGATGCTATTTTAACTATGGCAGAAACATTAATAGATAATATTGACACAATAATTGAAGCAGGAATAGAACTTATTATTGCTTTAGCAGAAGGACTTATAGAAGCATTACCTAAATTAATAGAGAAAATTCCAACAATAATAGAAAAACTTGTAACTAAACTAACAAATCCAGAAATGATAGGAAAAATTATACAGGCGGCAGCCAGATTAATCGTAGAGCTTGGAATTGGATTAATAAAAGCAATTCCTCAATTACTATCTAAAATTCCACAAATAATAAGCACAATTGTTAAAGGACTTATGAATGGAGTAAGAAGCTTGATGGAGGTAGGAAAGAATTTACTAAAAGGACTGTGGGAAGGAATGTCAGGGCTTGGAACATGGCTTTGGAATAAAGTAAAAGGAATGTTAAATGGATTAACTGATAAAATTAAGAATTTCTTTGGAATACACTCTCCATCTACTTTATTTAAAGATGAGATAGGAGAAAATTTGGCACTAGGTTTAGGCGAGGGCTTTACAGATACAATGAAAAATGTAACAACAGATATGCAAAATGCAATTCCAACAGAGTTTGACACTTCGATGGAAATCAATTCAACAAAAAACATAGAAACAAATCAAAACAATAACAGTTATTTAGTACAAGCTTTAAAAGAAGCATTAAAAGAAATGAAAGTAGAACTAAATGACAGAGAAGTAGGAAATTTTGTTGACTCTAAACTTGCAGAGGCGGTGTATTAAAATATGATTTTTAAAAATATAAATAGCGAGGATATATCAGGACTAATAATATGTTCAGAACCACCAATTTCTAGCTCTGCTATAAAAACAAAAGAAACAACGATAGATGGAAGAGACGGAGCTATTGTCGAAAAATTAGGATATAAAACTCGTATAAGAAATGTAGAAATAGGATTAAAAAAAGATGCTAATGTTGATAAAATACTTTCATATTTTAGTGGGGAAGGAGATTTGATCTTTAAGAATGAAAATGATAAAGTATATAAAGCAGCGATTTATGAACAAGTAGATTTAGAAAGATTATTAAGACTAAGAAAGGGCTCAGTAGCGTTTTACTGTCAGCCATTCAAATATAAAAGAAATGATATATTTGAAACAATAAAAGATAATAAAGTAAAAGAAAAAAAAGGAGAATATTTAGAACTACTAAATTGTGCAGAACAAAATGTTGTAGATTTAAAGCTTGAAGGCTCAACAACTCAAGCTACAAGAAGTGGGAAGAACTTACTTGATAATACTGCAACTACAAAAATATCAAACGGAATAACATTTACTGTGAATAGCGATGGAACAGTTTTAGCAGATGGTACAAATGATGCCACCGCTAACAGCAGTTTGGTTATCAATAGATATGATTTAAGCCCAGGAACATATATTCTAAACGGCTGTCCGAGTGGTGGTGCTAGTAATACTTATAGATTAGCTATCCAAGAGACAGGTAGTTATAGTATTTTAGGTTCTATAGATATTGGCAATGGCAGTGGAGAATTTACAATAGATGCTACAACAAACGTTCAAATAGCTATATTTATTCAGAAAGGCTTAACGGTAAATAATTTATTATTTAAACCAATGTTACGAAAAGCAACAATAGCTGATGATACATATGAACAATACGGAGCAAGCCCTAGTCCAGATTATCCAAGTCCAATAGAAAATGTAGAAGGAAAGAATAAGCTAGATTACAAAACAGTTTCAAATACTCCTAATACAGTTGTCTCATTGATAGAAAATGGATTTAATGTAAACGGGATGTACGCTGGAAAAGTTATCGTTGATAATCTCAAAAAAAACACAAATTATTATTTACAATATTTAACCGAAAATATTGCTGGTGCATTGAAACAAGTAAACATATTTGCAGGAGATACTCAAACAAACATATTAAAAGCATTTAATAATAGTATTGGTGGGATATTTAATACTGGAGAAAATACTAAAATTAATATTTGGTTTTATGCCAACAATAAACCTACTACAACAGGTGAAGCAAATTTCACAAATATTCAACTAGAAGAAGGCACAGTAGCAACCCCATACGTACCATATGATTCATTAGAGATAAAAAATATAGGAGAGAATTTATTTGATATCAATAAAAGATTACAAGGAACAATAAATTCTGATGGAGATTTAGAAATTTCACGAAATGTAAATAAATTCTATGAATATGACTTTAAAGAAAATACTCAATATACATTTAGTGCCTATGTTAAGAATAAAAATGAAAATAAAGGGAATGTTAGATTTAAGATAGTCTATAAAGATGGAACTGAAAATGGAGAAGTTTTATTAAATCGTACTACTATATATGAGTATATTACTTATACATCAGCATTAAATAAGACAATCGATTATATTGCTATAAATTATGGTAATGAGGGAATAATGTATATAAAAAATGGAGAACTACAAATAGAAGAGGGCACACAGGCAACCCCATACAAACCATACCAAGAACAAAAAGTAGATTTTCCATTAAGTGAAGGACAAAAGCTATACGAAGGCTCTTATTTAGCAAGTGATGGAATACATCACAAGAGGAAACAATATGTAATTACAGGTAATGAAACTATAGGAAAAATATGGATTGATGATGATACTCAGCATGTATTTGAAATAAAAGCAAGTTTGCCTGTGCCACAGATTTCGGATAAAATATATAAAGAATATTTGTGTAACACATATAGAGCTTTAAATTACGACGGAGGAATTGATTCTATATGGGCGAATCGCAAAGATAATAATACGAATTATACTACGGCAATGGCGATTGATTGTGTTAACAGGAGCCTATCTCTGAGTGGTCGTATTATTATAAAAGATATGAGCATAGATGATATTGATAAGATGAAGACGTATTTATCTGAACAATACTCAAATGGTACACCTGTAATTGTAGAATACGAACTAGCAACAGAAGAAATAGTACCTTACACTACAGCACAACAAGAGGCTTATAATCAATTGCAAAAACTGAAATTATATAAAGGTCAAAATACAATGTTTAGTTTGGAAGGTAGTATCATAAATTTAAAATATCTGGAAGATACTGACGAAAAGGTTGAAAATCAAGGTAATATATATAGTAAGCCAATAATCAGATTAGAGAAAACTGTATTTAAAGAAGTAGAAATTGCAATAAATGGCATCAGATTCAAGTATAATTTTGAAGAAGATGACTATGTAGAAATAGACTGCGAAGAAATGACAGTACAGTATGAAGGACTAGATAGAAACAGGAGGCTAGTTATAGATTTCGAATTTCCAAAGCTAAAAGAGGGAAACAATGATATTGTAATGTATAGTGGAGATTGTATAATAAAATGCAAAAGAAAGGACAGATGGTTATGATTAAAATATTTAATGCAACGGATACTGATTTTAATACAGCAGGAAATATAATTATCAATCCCTTATATTGTCATGAAGTAAAGAAAAAATCTTTAAATGGCTGGTACATAGATGTAGAGATACCAATAAAATACAAAGAATATATAAAAGCTGATAAGTTATGCGTAGTCAAAACAAAATCCAAACTTAATCCACAAGCATTCAGAATAAATAAAAATATAAAATATACTACTAAAAAAATAAAATTTACAGCAGAGCATGTAATGTTTGATTCTAGAAAATATGCTTTACTTGATGTAAGGCCAACGGATTTAAACGGGCTAAACGGGTTAAAATATATTAATGAAAGGACTGATAAAACCAGTCCTTTTTCTATTGTTAGTTCAGATGTAGAAAACATAAATACAGTTTATCTAGTACGCAAAAACTTATTAGAGGCTTGGGAGATTTTTGAAGAACGCTGGGGAGGCGTTTTTGATGCGGATAATTGGAATATCAGTTTTAAACAAAAAGTCGGAAATGACAATGGAGAAACTATTGCTTATGGCAAAAACATGCAAGGCTTTGAAATTTTAGAAGATTGGTCTAATGTATGTACAAAAATTTTGCCTGTTGGTCCAAATGGATTGCTTCTAAAAGAAGTATATTTAGAAAGTGAAGTACAATATGAAGTTCCTTACACAAAAATTGTAGAATTTCAAACAAAATTGGAAAGTGAAGAACAAACAGAAGCAAATCTTTTAAATGAATTAAAAAATAACGCGGAGGAATATCTTAAAGAATATTGTATCCCTCAAGTAAGTTATACTGTAGAATCTAATATAAATCAAAAATTAGAAATAGGAGATACAATAAAAGTTTTACATCCTTCTGTAAAAATATTTACAGAAGTTTTAGAGTATGAATATGATTTAATTTTAAACAAAGTGATTTCATTAACGTTTGGAAATTATAAAAGAGATGTGAAAGCAAAATTTGATAGCATAAAAAACAATATAGAAACAATAAAACAGTCAGTGTCAAATCAAGAAATAACAATAAAAGAACAAACAGATCTCATCAATTCTTTAAACAAAAAAGGTTATGTATATATAGATGAAAATGAAATTTTAATACTTGATCAATTGCCAAAAGAGAAAGCAAAAAATGTATGGCGCTTTGGTTTAGGTGGGATAGGATTCAGTTCTAACGGCTACGAGGGGCCGTTCGAAACGGCGATTACTATGGATGGGAAAATAAATGCAGATTTTATAAAGGCGGGAACAATGTCGACTGCGAGAATAGAAAGTTTAGCAGATTTTATAAGTGATACAAATGAATCTATCTCAACAATACAATTACAACAAGAAAATATCACTTCAGAAGTAAGCAAAAAGGTAAATGAAACGGAATTAGGGACAAAAATAGTACAAAATTTTGAGAACGTAAAAATTGCTTGGAATAAAATAACAGAATTTATACAAATGATGATATTAAACGGAAATGCTAGTTTAGCAATATTAGATAATTCAAAAAAAATATTAATGTCGTTAGATAAAACAGGACAACACTTTTACGATAGCTCAGAAAATAAAATTGGAGATGTAGGAGTTATTAATTATAAAAATACTCCGATGATTGCTTTCAATCTTAATGTTAGTCAAAATAATAATAAGCGGAATGGCTTGGGGAATAGAAAAAAATGGAACATTCTATCCGATTTTTTATACTGTAGGAACATATTATGAAGAACAAAGCGAATATGGCGGAGAATTTGCAATTGTAGGTACATTAACAACTCCTGGCATAAATATTACAAATGGCACTATTACAACAGAAGAACTGCAAATAAACTTAACAACAAAAGATGGAACTTTTTTAGGATATTTTGGGCAAAAAGGCTTTGCACTTGGAGATTTAATTGAAGGAGGATTAAATGTTGAAGGTGGATATAGCATAGACTTTAAAAACAATTCAATAATAAATGTAGATAATATGGCAACAAGTGACAATGTAAGTGCATTTAGTGCAGGAAGTTCAGGAAGTGATTATTTGCACGTTGGGAAAAGAGACAATACAGGATTTAATTTGTGGGCTTCATCATCTGATATTAATTTAAAGAAAAATGTAAAAGATACAGAAGTAAATGCAATAGAGACAATAAAAAAAATAAAACACAAACAGTTTGATTGGAAAAAAGATAATAAACATCAAAAAGTAGGTTACATTGCACAAGAAATGCAAAAGATAGATGAAAATTTTGTGCACTATATAAAAACTGGGGAAAAAGAGGATTGGCAAATAAATGTATTGTCGGTTTTAGCAACTGCAACAAAAGCAATACAAGAACAACAAGAACAAATAGAACAACTAAAAAAAGAAAACAACCTTATGCAAAATTTAATCAAAAGAATAGAAAAATTAGAAAATGAGCAAAAGGGGTGAGAATTTGGATAGCACAGTACTAGTAGCAATAATAGGCTTTCTTGGAACTTGTGTAGGTACAATAGGGGGCATATTAGTAACAAGCAAATTGACAAATTATAGATTGCAACAATTAGAAGAAAAGGTGAATAAACACAATACAGTAATAGAAAGGACTTTTAAACTAGAAGGAAGAATGACAGAAGCAGAACATGACATTAGAGATTTAAAAAATATGAAGGAGTGATTTTTATGGAAAAAATTAAAAAAATATCAAAATATGTATTAAACATATTAACAATAATAAGTGCACTTATTTTAGGAATTAATGCAGTAGAAGGAATAACAATACCTTATTGTGCTCAAATAACAGGAGTTATAGCAGCAGTAAACGGTGTTATATCTACTTATTTATTAGGACAAAAAGCCATAAGCGAAAAGGAGGAAAAATAATATGAATATAATAGAAAAAGAATATTCTTTAAATGGTACATTACAAAAAAGAAGTAAAACAGATATGATTCTATTACATCATGCTGTATATAATGGCGATGTAGAAGGAATTGATAGAATACATAAGAATAAAGGTTGGACATGTATAGGATATCATTTTTATGTAAGAAAAGATGGTTCTATTTATAGAGGAAGAAAAGAAAATACAGTCGGAGCACATGCTTATGGTTCAAACTATACAAGTATAGGAATATGTGCAGAAGGAAACTTTGAAACAGATACCATGTCAGCAGAGCAAAAGAACTCTATAATAGAATTAGTAAATTATTTGAAAAACAAATATGGAGTTACAAAAGTATTAAGGCATAAAGACGTAAATGCAACTGCTTGCCCTGGCAAGAATTATCCTTTTGACGAAATAGTAAATGGTGTTGCTTCAGAAGCAACAAAATCATCAGAAAATGCTGACAACGAATATTTAGTTAAAGTAACTGCAAATGCTTTAAATATTAGAAGCGGAGCTGGAACGAATTATAGTATAGCAGGGTGCATAAGAGATAAAGGCGCATATACAATAGTTGAAACAAATGGGAACTGGGGAAAATTAAAATCTGGTGCTGGATGGATTTGTTTAGACTATACTAATAAAGATAATAGTGAAGTACAAAATTCTTCAAGATATGTTTTAGGAAAGTATGTAGTAAATACTAAATCAGGATTAAATGTTAGAAGCGGAGCTGGTACCAATTATAAAATTGTAAAAACATATATTAATGGAACAAGATTTGATACGTATGAAATAAAAAATAATTGGGCAAAGACTCCAAGTGGATGGGTGTGTTTAGATTATTGCAAATTAGTTTCAAAATATTAA